GTAAGTCATTTTGTGCACGAAGCGCCGGACAGATGAAAAAGTTTCCAAAAGCGGCTAAAAATCCAAATAGTCGTTTACGGCAAGCAAGGAGAAGATGGCGATGTTAATTAAGCAAGCATTAGTTGGTAGTATTACTACACTATCCTTGGGTGCTATAACTTGGATGACCGTAACGCTTATCAGTGTAGACAAGCGCACTGCTGTTATGTCTGTTAAGATTGAACAAAACAATGAAATGTTAAAACCTTTGTGGGAAGACTTTATTAAAAGGAGTGCAAGATATGAGCAGGCCGCAATCAAGAAGTAAAGTAAATTTAGGACGCGGTGCGTGTCCTGTGGTAAAGATGGCTAAAGGTGGTGTTGTTAAAATGAAAAAGGGCGGTAAGATTTGTCCTGAAGGTAAGGCATGGGCAAAGCGTACTTTTGATACATATCCAAGCGCTTATGCAAACCTTGCTGCAAGTAAATATTGCAAAGATCCTAACTATGCTAAAAAATCAAAAGGCGGAAAAAGAAAGGGTCGCTAAATGGGCGAACTTAAAAAATGGCTGAAACAAGACTGGGTTCGTATTGGCACGGATGGTAAGATCAAAGGTAAGTGCGGCACCTCTAAAGATAAAAAGAACCCAGATAGATGTTTACCGCGTAGTAAGGCGCAGTCTTTAACTAAGTCCCAGCGTGCTGCTACAGCTAAAAAGAAAAAACGTGCAGGCGCAAAAGGAAAAACAGTAGTAAAAAATACAAAACCTGCTACAGTTAATCTTGGTAATGGCGGTTTTGTAAGAGGAAGACGATATGTCAAAAAGTAGACAAGCACAATTACTCTCTTTAATAGAAGAGGGAAATGAAGAAGCAAAAGCCGATTTATTTAAAGAATTTCCGGGTCTTTATAATAAGATGTTTGGTTTTGACCCTCAAGATGAAGATCCAACAATAGAGATCGACCAGAGTTTTGAAACTGGTGGGGTTGCAAAAGGTGCAGGAAAAGGTAAACGTTTTATTGCACGCGGCTGTGGGGCAGTGATGTCAGACAGACGTAAGAAAACTTTGTATACTTAGGAGAAACTTATGAGAAAAAAGAAGACATATGCGATGAAAAGAGGCGGTGGTGTCAAGCCTCGTATGATGAAAAAAGGCGGTAATGTTAAGCCACGCATGATGAAAAAAGGCGGTAATGTTAAGCCACGCATGATGAAAAAAGGCGGTAACGTAAAACCAAGAATGATGAGTAAGGGTGGTGCAGCCAGAAAAACAATGACAATTGCACAACTACGGGCCGAAGCTAAGAAAAAAGGAATGAAGTTAGTAAAGGATACTAAAAAGGCCTAAATTTGCCGTATTTACAAAGTAACATCCCGCATTTTAAATGTTGGGTGCGTAGAGAATATACACACAACCATGAAAAGTATCATGGTGAGTTTTTGCACGCGATGGCTATTGCTGTTACGACAATGCCGAATAGGTGTTTGTCGTTTCAAGTAATATTCACTGGGTGTGAGAATGATGACGATGAGCCGAATGTGCATGGTGGCGCTATGTGGGCGCGTATGCCGATTACTGCACTTGTTGGGGATTTTGACTTTGAGGGTTGGCCAGACCCTATGGAGACATATTTAGCACAACCTTGGGATTGTGCCTCTCATCATCACGCTGTATATACCTTAAACAGAGCAACGCCTTGTCCGTGGATGGCAAAGATAGGTAGTGAGTTTTATCCTGCTAAATACCATTTTACTGTAGATTATACAGAGAGCGAGATAGCAGATGACCCTGCACAGCATAAGCAAAGTCATGTTCTTACCTTGCTAGATGCCGGCGACTATACAGGTAATATTGTAGCCTTGCCAAACAATCGTGTTCGTGTTACTCATCCGGCATGGTTCGAGACTGGTGATGGCCCACCAGACTTTAAACCATCGCAACATATACATTACTCCAAGTCTGATTTAGATTATGTGTTGGACGTAAACCAAATTTTTGATAATATGTACGCAAACAAGGATGAGTAAATGGCCGTATCAGATAGCACAGACTTTGAACTCGACGTTGCGGAGTACATCGAAGAGGCGTTTGAACGCTGTGGGTTAGAGGTCAGAACAGGTTACGATCTTAAATCTGCAAAGCGTTCTCTTAATCTTATGTTAGCGGAGTGGGCTAATCGTGGTCTTAATCAGTGGACTATAACACAAACCACACAAGCACTTACCTCTGGAACCGCAACATATAATTTAAATACAAATGTGATTGATATCTTGTCTGTTGTTGTACGACGCAGCAGCACAGACTTTGCCATGGAACGCATAAGTAGGTCTACATATTTGGGCATACCAACTAAAAGCACAACAGGACGACCTAATCAATTCTTCTTGGACAGACAGATTACACCGGTTTTAAAAATATGGCCTACTCCAGAAAACAGCACAGATACTATTATATTTGACGCTCTGACTCGTATGGATGATGCAGATACTTTTATCAATACCATGGATATGCCTTTTCGATTTTTTCCATGTTTGGCAGCAGGTCTTGCCTATTATATAAGTATGAAAAGAGCGCCTAATAGAACACAAATGCTTAAAGCGGTATACGAAGAGGAGTTTCAACGAGCGATGACTGAGGACAGAGATAGAGCTTCTTTTAACGTTGTGCCTCAGTATGAATATTTTAGGAGCTCGTAATGCCTCGATTTGCACAAGGTAAACACGCTTATGCCATATCCGATAGATCAGGTTTTCGATATAAGTACAAAGATATGCGTAAGGAGTGGAATGGATCTCTTGTTGGCAAGGATGAATTTGAGGCAAAACAGCCACAGCTTGAGCCTTTTCCAACCGTAGTAGATGCCATCGGTTTAAAAGATGCTCGACCGGATAGAAAAGAGCCTTTAACTGTCTCTGTTGGTCCCGGTGGTTTTCCAGAGAGAGGTGTAGCCATACGCGCTATTGCGTCTGTTGGAGAGGTTACGGTGACAACATGAGCTTTACATTTGCCACATTGAAGACAGCGATACAAGATTATACCGAAAACACAGAAACAACTTTTGTAAATAATCTGTCAAATTTTATTACGATCGCAGAGGAACGTATATTTAAAAATGTGCAACTAAGTTTTTTCAGAAAAAACGCCTCTGCTTCTTTTACATCCTCACAGTTTCTAGCGTGTCCTAGTGACTTTCTTTCACCCTTTTCTCTAAGCTTTACTAATGCAAGCAGTGAAAAGGTATTTTTAGATTTTAAAGATGTAAATTTTGTTCAAGAGTTTAACCCTAACCCTGCTACAACAGGGCTGCCAAGATATTATGCACAATTTGACGTAGACAATTTTATCGTAGCTCCAACACCAAGTTCCACATTTGCAGTTGAATTGCACTATTATTACAGGCCCAGTAGCTTAACAGCAGGAGCGGATTCTGGTTCGACATGGTTAAGCACCAACGCTCCCAACGCTTTGCTATATGGTAGTCTTTTAGAGGCATATACATTTATGAAAGGTGAGCCCGATGTATTGCAAAATTATGCACAACGTTTTACAGAAGCTATTCAATCGCTTAAATTATATGGTGAAGCGAAAGAAGTTACAGATTATTACAGATCGGGCATGGTAATGAGGAATAAACAGTGATGCTTATGGAACTACCAAAAACTCCTGTTGTTGATATACAAACGACCAGTAATAGAGGTTTTACCCCGGAAGAGGTAGCTAGTCGATGCGCTGATAAAATTATACAGGTAGGTGATAATGCTGCTCCAGAGATACAAGAGCAGGCAAGAGCCTACAAAGAACACATTCAAAAAGTAATTACATTTTACATGAAAGAGGCTATACAATCGGATAGGACTACTGTTTGTAACGCAATCAAAAACGCAGGACAAGAAAAACTTGCTGAACTAATAAGGAGATTATAATGGCTATAACACAGGCAATGTGTACCTCATTTAAAAAAGAACTTATGGAGGCTGTGCATAATTTTAAAAATAGTGGGGGTAGCACATTTAACTTAGCACTGTATACATCAAGTGCAACACTGGCTGCTGACACAACAGCGTATACAACAAGCAACGAAGTATCAGGGACTAATTATAGTGCTAAAGGGGTAGCCCTAACAAGAGTAGACCCAAGCACATCTGGAACAACTGCGCTTACAGACTTTGCCGATGCCACATTTAGTAATGTAACTGTCACCGCAAGAGGTGCATTGATATTCAACGAAAGCGCATCTGGTGATCCTGCGGTATGTGTATTAGATTTTGGTGCAGATAAGACAGCCACAGCGGGTGATTTTACGGTTGTCTTCCCTACAGCCGATTCAAGTAATGCAATAATAAGGATAGCTTAATGGCGTTAACCATTGCAGATAGAGTTCGTGAAACGACAACGACTACAGGTACAGGAACG